TATTTTGAAAATAAAGAAGTATTATTACTAGGAACAGGTGGTTCTTCTAAAGCTGTTTTGTATGCTTTGAATAAATTAAAAGTAAAAAAAGTTTGTGTTGTAAGTAGAGATTTGGAAACTGCTAATACATTTATTAAAAATAAAACTACTATGCTCCTCAGAACATCTGATTATCCAGCCATATTCAGATGGAAATAGGTGCTTTATATCATTTATACTGGAAATCCTATTTGATTTCCTTAAACGTTCATATTTTTTGTAGAACCTTATCAGAATACCTTTTCTTAGCATTATCCCATAATGATTTTGCTTGAACCCAACATAATCAATACATCTTGAATCTACAGGGAAAATTTGCCAAGTATGTTTTATCTCCAGCTTTAACTCAGATCCTAAATACAATCCCATCATATCAAGATAATAATGTAGCTTATCTTTATTCTTATGTAGAAGTACAATATCATCCATGTACCTATAATAGTACTTAACTTGAAGATCCTCCTTAACCCAATGATCGAAATATGATAAGTATAAATTTGCCAAGTATTGACTTGTAAAATTTCCAATAGGCAAACCCTTATCTAAACCGTTACTATCTATTATTGTATCAAGCAGCATCAACATCCTATCATCTGCTATCTTATATCTTATAATCCTTTTAAGAGCTGCATGATCTACATTGTCATAAAACTTCCTTACATCTATTTTAAGACAGTATTTAGTTCCAGACTTATCCATATGCAGAGTTTTATGAATATCCTCCATACACTTATGAATACCTCTTCCTTTTACACAGGCATAAGTGTTTTCTATGAATATCTTAGTCCATTTTTCACCCAGAATGTTAATAACGCAATGATGAACTATCCTGTCTGGAAAGAATGGGGCAATCATTATAACCCTTTCTTTAGGCTCATATATCGTTTTTATGCGATATTCACCAGGTTGATAAGATCCAGTAGAAAGCATCTCATACAACTCAGCCAAATTATTACATATATTTGAATTGAATGCTCTAATCTCAGCTCTATCACCTTTGCCTTTCTGGGCGTTGTATTGAGCCTTAATAAGGTTATCAGGAGAATATATCAAATGATATATATTCCTTAGCTTCTTACTTTTAGGTATGTAAATTTCATCATTCATAATAATGTGCCGTTGCTTTTTTACAGAGCTTTCAATTACTTACTAACACTGCTAAAATTCGCTATTGTTTTGCCAGTCATAAGCATGCTTATAACCCCTGTGAGGCAAGGTTCTGATAGCCTCAATATTTTTAAACGGTATAGGCGGAACCCAATGTTCGCATTCGCATTCGAGGAGCGATTATTCGTATTGAGATAACCGAACCCCGCATTCGCTCCATTATTCGCATTAGCAGACAAAAGGGCACCCCAGCTACCAGAACCATATTTTTTTTAATATTTCAAAGTCGTTTTTCAGTCCGCACCGAGCCCCGAAATCCCGTTAAAAACGGCACAGGCGGAACCCAAAGTACGCACCCGCAGACGAGGAGCGATAAGACGTAAGGAGAAAACCGAACCCCGCAAGCGCTCCATAAGCCGCAGAAGCAGACAAAAGGGCACCATACCAACCAGGTGAAGCCCAACCTGCATCATCTACGCATGTATAGAAGTAGTCACAGGATCCTACATTAGAATTGCCACCCAATGTATAAGGAAAGGAGTAACCCTTAGATGAATGGGTAAGCTGTAGGATATAACCATCAGTACGAGGCAGATTTGATACTGAAACATAACCAGCAGGTACATCGGTTGCACTGTCTGAGTGAGAGGTAAACTTAGTAGGATCCTCACATACATAAGCTGTAGATGTTGTAGCTCCATGATAGATAAGCACATCATCAGCCAGCATCCATAAATACTCAGATGGATTCTCCAGACCACGATACGATGTTACTTGAACGGTTTTATCGCCACCAGTCCATCCTTTGATAACATAAGATACTTTACCAGTATTGTTACCCAGTGTAGCTGTAACTCCAGACGGTACAAATGGGCGATAACCACCCCATGTATTCCATTCGTTACCATCAACAGCGGGACCAGATCCTAATCCTCCCTGTTTGTAACCATCGGCTGTAAGGGTTTCGTTGTATGTATCCTGGCAATGCAAAGAGGCATATTCACATCTCTGTAACCAGGCGATCTCATTGTAAGCTCTGTATGCTCCATGATGGGTACCATTCTTACACTTAGAGCGTACATCTGATTTAGATACAGAGGTGCGAGGCATTCCAAGCATAGATCGGTAAGTAGCATCCCATCCAGCATCACCAGCACCAGATCCACCACGGCAATTAACTGCATTCGATGTAAGCACAATGAATCCATTTGTATCACGTGCAATAGAACTACCGCTCCAGGTTAAGAAGCAAGCCGATACAGCTGTATTGGTTGAGTTGTCAATGGTAGCAAACCAAGGAGAAATAACCTTTCTCTCCATTTTTACAAATCCAGGCAGCGGGTATTCCGAATAAGCACGAATCCATTTGGTTCCTTGCACTTCCATCCTGAAATAATACTCAGGCTTCTCCAGCATGACATTACCATCAGTTCCATCCAGGATAGCGGATGCACCACTTTCCTTGTTCCTGGAATCATTTTGATGCAGGTAGTATTTAACGGTTCCATCTGCATTTTCCACAAAACGCCTGATTTTCTTTTGAATAGGCAGTGTTCTGTGTAGGTCTAGATTTCCAATCCTGGTTAATTTATAATCAAGACTGGTAAAATCTCCCTGTATCCCGTACCACATATCATACGGATACTGTGGCTTTGATGAGCCAGTAGCCATTAGTAACGACATAATTATTTAGTTTTTTCTCCAGCACCCCAGTAAACATCATAATCACTCAGAGAGATAGCACCAGGGGCTAATTTTACTATCTCTGCTGGTGTCCAGTCCCCTATAGGTACTGGCAGATCGCTCATGCTTTTGTCGCAAATACACTGGCATCGAACCACCATATCCATCTCCATTGAGACGGTTTTTTTACGGCAATAAATTGAGAACGGAACGCCTCCCAGATCAAAACCATTGGTTAGGTCTGAGATTTTCCCCTTAGAGAGTATCCGTAGGCTGTACATTACATCATCCATAATTATTAAGTTTACTGCAAATATAATAAAAGTGCGTTTGGTGAACACACTTTTATTCATAAAATTATATATATAAGCTATATTGTATCCCAGTAGCTAAATAAACTCGGTAAATCAGTTAGTTCTCTGTCATTAACTATTATAGATCTATCAACAATAGTCAAAGTTCCCGATAGATTAATAATAGAAAAATGTTTAGAATCATAATTAATTAATTCCCACATCATTCTATTTTCTATAATATTAGTAGCCATTAATCTAATTACAGTACCTTTATATCTTGACAGCATCATTATAGTATTACCTTTGTATGTAATAATCCCACCATATACAGGAGATCCAACTCTTACACTATGATTACCTGTTATGTTTTTATTAATATATATAGTTAAGATAGATCCAATATATCTTTCATCGTTTGGTAACATAAAGTCCAACTCTGTGTTTTCATTAACAATAAAATTCATTGTCCTGGGAGCCCCCTGAGTGTTTTCATAAGATGTTGAAAATTTGCTTGCAAAAAAACCGTTCAAGTAGATATTCCCTTCTTTTCCATCTATTTCAATGTTAGGGTTAAAATTGGGGTTTTCAAAATCATTTGAAATACTGTTACCTACGTATCCAGTTTGAGATATAAGTTTTTCGTTCCTAAAAATGAGACCTCCAACATTTGCATTTTCCGTCAAAAGTAGATTTGTGGCAATTGCATCAAATTGACCTCCAAATGTATTCCATTTACTTGTGTTGGTTGGAATTGTGTTGGTAAATGATCCAGCATCAATACGAGCTATATAATATACTCCATTATATTGAACTGCATCTAAACGGATGTTAGTTCCATAATATGTTTTACTGACATCGTATACTCCTCTAAACACCATAACTGGGCTATCTCCCTTTTCTCCCTTATCTCCATCATGAGGAGTTATTCTAATAGGTTCACTCCAATTTTGTATTAAATCTCCAGAGGATGTTTTTTTTGCAATAGTACACCATAAATATTCGAGTGTTTCTAATACTGGAATTGTTGTATTCCAACCAGACGGATTAGGCAATGATACTGTTATTGATGGAGGAGATATTGTTGATCCATTCTTAGCGTATCTGTATTCAAAATATGCTCCATCGTTACCTTTAGACCCTTTAGCTATTACAGCCCAGTATACTGTATTGGTAGGTAATTGTCCTTTTCCTGGAATAGAATTTATGTAGCGATATGTGCATATTTCGGTGCTATTATTGTAAGTAACCTCATCCCCATTATAATAAATGTAATCATTATTGTATTCACTACGAAAAACAGCCAAATGAGAAATATCCCCTGATTGATTTTGTACCATCGTGCCCTTTAGTATAAGCTGCCCATTAGCCCATGTTAAAGCTGAATTAGCATCTCCGATACGGAATTTATTGCCATCCAGATCCAGATAGCACTCTCCATCGCTGGTTACAATCTTACCAGTAGTTATAGTGTTTCCGTTTATCCTGGTGAATCCGTATGTTGTAGTGAAGTCCCTGAAATTATCATCTACATGTAAGGATCCGATTATACCTACCTGGAAATAGTAGTTATTAGGATCATCGGCTGGTTCTACTTTGATCTGTTGCTGTGTGATATAAAATACACCCTGGTTTCCAGACTTACTGCACTTTGCAAAGACATAGTAACTACCACTCTCAGCAAGTGTAACGCTGGCTGCTGTCATATTCCATATCTTAGCCCCACTATCATCAATGGTTAAGTGTATCAAAGCCCCTGCTGAAACATCAAACCTATTCGGCAATCCGTTTACATTAGCCTCTAAAACAATATTCATTAAAATAAACTGTTGAGACTTGCTGCCTACAGTGAGCATATTGGTATCAATACTGTTCGGTTTGATATTCTCACTATCAAAATAGCCATCCGTATCATAGACCATGTTCCTTAGTTCCTCCGTAGTTCTCCACGCTCTCCTGGCTTTAGCTGTATCTCTGAGTCTATTGGCTTCAATGATAATTTCATGTTCTAAAACCTCCTGTACTATCTGTGTGGCAATAGGAACAGTTGTAATATCGGATATTGTCAATGTATAATCATGCTCCAAAAGTAGATTCCTGGATAGCTTTTGGATCCTGATATTCTTTTCGAGGTTAAACCGAACATCTTTAACAGGAACGTAATCACCAACACGGAACACTGAGGTTTCAGAATCAGCAGGCAGAGCATTGATAAAGTAGCTACGATCAAAGGTAAGTACATACTGTGCCCTTACAAGCTTTCTGTTAAGATGAAAATCATCATATCCAGCATACCAAAGATTTTCCTCTGCATCATCTACATACGCATCAGGGAGGTTTATATCTGTGATCTTATATTTATCACCGACAACAAAGCGGAATGCCTCACTATCAGATGTTGGAACAGATAGCCCTCTCTCATCCGTGTTCTTGATAATAGTAAATGCTTTTGATGAATGGTTATACTCTTTCATCTCAAATTGTTGCCCAGCCAATTTACCAGTGATAAAAGTTATTTTTGCGCTGGTTTCGGCAATAAGCCATTTTGTACCGTTCGAGCCTTTTTCGTTCAGGTCAAAATCCATAGTGCTATCTACAAATGAATAGATGGTATCACCCAGGGCTGTAACTTCACCCGTTCTGGCAGGATGTATATCATACTGCTCTACATCTTCAATACTACCCAGTTTATTTTTGAGATCCTCATCCTCAATGTACCTCTTATCATCATCGGTAATGCCAATGTATTCACTCTGAGCTGGTATAACAGTACCATTGGATAAAGTATGAGCATGATTATTCAATCTCCTCATAGGCAATTGCAGCCTATCAGAATAATTACGGTACCCGCTTTTAATATTTTCAGTTCCTCCCTCAATCCATAGCCTGGTAATGATGCTTCTATCATCCACCTTTTGCTCTTTCAACTTGTACAATCCAGCTCCTTTCCCCCATTCAAAGAAAGCGTTTCCTGCTGGAGGGGTTACTACAGATCCAAACTTTCCAATTTTGATAGTACGAACGCCACCAATCAAATCTATACGGAACTCATAACCGTATTCATTACAGCTGTTTTGTAGAACCTGGAGGCAATTCTGTTTGGAAAATGAGAATGTTTTAGGCTCAGTTACGGGGCAATTGGCAGCATCAAAGCCCCATACCCCTGGGTAATCCCTATTAAGGTTGTATATTATGACCATAACGAGGTCTGACAGATTGTAAGTGAGATCAAATGTTGATTTTGTTGATTTCCCGTTAATATCAGTATCCCTGTACACGGTTTTCATCAGATCATACATAACGCCATAAAATGTAACCTCATAGGTGAATCTGCTTTCTCCGATAATTTCCCTGTTTACTTTTGTTCTGATTGAATACTCATCCCCTCCAATAAGGATCTTATCACCTATTGAAAAATCCATTATCTCAGCAGACTGTATAGTAAGCTGAACGTTATCATCCCCCATCAGGGTGAAGTTCTGCGCTGCCTGGGAGACGGTGCAAAACGGTTCAGTCCTGAAAAGATTTATTTGGGTGCCATCTCTTTTGATTATTGTAATTTGTCCCATACTACAATACAATTAGTGTCAAAGGCTGTTATATCTTCAATCACGCCAGAAATGACAATATCATATTCACCTGGTGTAGAATAGTTGTGAGTAACCGTTTTACTGGTTCCAGACACATCATAGGTATGTGTACCATCCCCCCAATAGATATTTAGGAGCTTAGAACTGGTTACTGTAATTGAAGCGGTACCAGATCCGACAAACCTAAGTACTCTCTTTACTGGCTCGCATTCAACCAGCTTTAACTGGAATGTGCCTACCATCAAATCATTGTCAAAACTCCAGTTTTTTTCCACATCAGAAGCACTGGGACAATACACTTCATACACCAGGGGTTTTGCTATTCCATCATAATCAATACGCAAACGCTGGTTTCCTGATTTTTGGAACTGCTGCATAAAGATCTGACACCATTGAACAAAGGCAGTTTTACCAGATGCCTCTATGAAGCAATCCAGGGTAATTGTACGCTCTTTGAAACGGGGTTTGGACTTATCCACCACAATACCGTGGTAATTGTCGTAATCAACAGTCAAAGCTTCTTTTCTCTCCAGCAAACCAAACAAACCTTTGGATGCAGAAACAAATACACCCAGTTGTTTGAAGTTAGTACCATCCAGATAATACTCAACATCTGAACTTGTAGATTGCAGTTTGAGCAGATCTGTTTGTGTCTTAGCAGCACCGAATAACATCATCTCATCAAAGGATCCTGCACATGTACCAATATTGGTATCATTGAATGAGAATCCCAGGATAGTTCCTGGCAAAGTAACTTTGTGCGCTTCAACTCCATCCTTGTAAGCCGTGAATGTGGATCCGCTTTTTACAAATGCAAAAAAGATCCATTGCCCAGGGATTACGCTCACCCATTTATCCAGGTAATTATTGATACCACTGAAATTCAGTAACCATCCGATCTGATCCACAACTGGCTTGTAGAAAAAGCATAATGTGAAATCGGATCCCAAAGGAATATCCTTTGCCACATCACACAATCCCGTACCATTAAGATCCAGGGCTTTTCCTACCTTAGCATCTTTTGTCAAAAATGCACCTCCAGAGAGGATACCATCTACACGGCTTTTTGAATAGTCGTAAGCTTTACCATAGCCCTCTGGATCATCAAATGGCAGGTACAGTATTAAATCTTTATCTGTAGTCATAATTGTTGAATTTAATAGAAACGTTTATTGTATTTTTTCAAAATAATGCCATGCCCAATACAATGAGCCTGGGCGTTTCCATAGAGATTGACAAATACCTGAGCATCGCTTCCAGCCGTTGCAATAACCAGGTTTGTATCATCAAAAGCATCTATAGTAACTATGGCATTATCTGCTACATTTACAGCTGCCTCACTGTTATGCCTTGCAAATACCCTGGCTACAGTGTAACCAGAGTATTTTAGCATTGCTCTACAGTTCCCGTTTAGCACTGTATCAGGGCTATCTACTAACTCTGGGATCTCATCATCAATGAAAACCCCAAAAGCCTCACATTTGCCCTTAAAATTCTCTCTCATAAATTCAAGGGTTGGAAAATCCTCACTGATACAAAAATCAATGCCTTTTACATACAGCTGTACAAGGTTATCCATGTTTAGACCTGGTTTTAATTTCCATTGCCACATACGACATAAGCCCTTTGTAATGCCGTCTTTTTTAAGTTCTTGTATTATTTCCATATTTTACCCTCCGATTCCTTTTGATAATAGTGAGCTATCTTTATTTTCGATCCTGTTTAAGGTCGCTTTGATCTCTTTCAATTCGGCTGCACTGGCTCCAGTGTTAGCAGCTGTTTGTTGATGATAGATAAGAGACTGCCTGAGCACCGAAATACCATCAGCTTGATTAATCACCACAGCATTCAACTTACCCGCTACAATTCCTCCAGTTTCTTCACTGATAGATTTTACAGCTCCAGTAGTTGCATCCTCGCTTGTGGCTGAATCAAGAGATACCCCTGCTGCCTCCATCATTTTTTTATATTGCTC